ATAATCCAACTGTACCTATCTTACTTTGTTCTGTTGGTTTTCCCCATTTATTAAGTTCTTCTTTGAATATTTGATATTCTCTCTTACGAAATCTTTTATACCAATCTCTTGTTGGATCTGGTGTTTTAATTCCATAACTGGCTAATACCGTCTTAGCTAAAGATAAACAATCAGCAGCACCATGTTTTATAGGGTCAGCACCTAGACGATATGGCATCCCAATAAGATGTACAGGTTTCATCTGTTTTGTATATCTCCTGTTAACGGTAACGCTCCAACAATATCTGTTGTAAGTCTCCTATTAGGAGCCGTAGTGCCAACAGCATCTATAGAACTGCTTAACATTACTTCTACAGTTTCTGAATCATAAGACAAAGAAGTTACTAACCAGTTGTCTCTGGTTAAAAAACTATTTCCATAAATTGATTCAGGAATCATGGTGCTTGGATTAACCTTTGAAACAAAAACCTCAACACTATATTTATTAAAAACAGCTTCTTGTGCTTGACTCATAGATACTTGATTATTAGCAAGAACTAAAGCAGCTTCTAAATTATCTCCTGATTTATTTTTAGCAGCACCTTGATATATAAAATTTAAAAAAATATAATCAGCAGCAGAGGAATCTCCAGGGAATTGAAAAGATATTTTACTTTCATTTATGTTGTCAGGATTTTGTTTTCCGTTCTGATAGCGTCTTATAACATTATTATTTTTATCAATAATCTTGATAAACGTAGTTATAGCAGTGAGACTCATATACCTATCTTAGCTCTGGAACTTCTTGAGTTTTTAAGAGTATTTAATGTGCGTGACTGTCCTAAAGTAGCACCTTGTTTTGCAGCAGCATTTATTATCTGAGGAACAGAATCTTTTGGAACGTATTCATCTCCATTGAAGTTAAGGACAGGGCCAGTGTATTCAACGATTGTATTACCAGAAGAACCTGCAACTGTACCAGATGCACCAGAACCACCTGGGATGACAGCACCACCTCTGGCACCTGCGGAATATCTAGCCATCGCTCCATCCATCTTGGAGGACGGGATAACGTATTCTGGTTCACCACCTTCACCAATCATTCCAAGTGTGGGAGAACTGACGACTCCACCATAAGCAAACCTAGGCAAACTTGGAGTTTCAGGCAATCCAGGAGGTGTTGAAAAACTAGGAGTTGCTGGCAAACCTGGAGTTGTAGAGAATGAAGAAGCAGAAGGTAAACCAGGTATGCTTGAAATTACTGGACGAGTCATAGCAGGTAAAGGTATTGATGGCCCAGGAAATAAAATTTTACTAAATAAAGCACCAAAAGCTCTATTTAAAAATATTGAACCCAATTGTTTAGCTATATTAGACAAACTTTGACTTAAAGTTTGTGTTCCTAAAATTAAACCTTGAATAGCATTAGTCATTCCTACTGCTAAAACATCTTTTATTTGTGTTTGCAATCTTAATTGATCTTTTAATTGATCTATTCTGTTTAAATTATTTAATTGTTGTTGTTGTTGTGTAAGTAATTGTTGTCTTTCTGTTTCACTATTTGCTTTAAGAGTATGTTTTATCTGATCATAATGTTTAGCAATTTCAAGCCTATTTTTAGCTTCTTTTTCACCTATTCTTAAAGAATTTTCTAAAAATTCTATTTGTTGTTCTTGTTCTTTAGTCTTACCTGTAAATAAAGGTTTTATAGTATTGCCAGCTTCTGAAGTAACTCCAAATTCGTCTTGTAGTTTTTTACTTGCTGGTTTAAAGGTTTTATTGGCTACTTTTAACAAGGTTTGAAGTAAATCCATAATCCCTGTTGCATTTATAATTTTTGCAATAGTTGCACCTAAATTTGTAAGTAATTTATTAAATTCATTAGCAACTCCCTGAAAATCTTTTCCAAAAGTTTTTAAAGCTTGAACTCCTCCTTGACCTATTTCTCTTGTCAAAGCTGCTGTTGCGACTTTTAATGCTTCTTGTTTTCCTGATAACTGTTCAATTAGACGTAATCTCTCTCCTTCTGCTGTTCCTGCTAAACCAACAGCTTTTGTTAATTTATTAATATCAGCAGTAAATGGATTTAAAGCTTTTCCAAGTTCACCTATACCGTTAACTGCTTTTGAAATAGTTGCAATAACAGCAGTAGCAGCAATAGAGCCAGCAAAACCTCCTCCAGGACTAAAAGCTTCTCCAATACCACCACCTAAAGCACCAGCAGCAGCTTGAAGAGGTCCACCACCAAATAACAAGGGAAAGCCACCACCAATCAAAGCACTCTGTTTAATACGTTGTCTTCTTCTTTGTCTTTTTTCAGAAGAAGTTAGGTTACGTTGAGTTTCTGTATTAATTTGTTTAGCTAAAGCTAATTGTTTATTATCTAATTCAACTCCTACTCTTTTTAAATTATTTATTAACTCATTTTTTTTAGCTTGCCCTAAAGAAGAATCATTTATTCTTTGTATAATATTTGCTCTTTGTTCTTCTATTGCTTTAATTTTACTTGCATCACTTTCAGAAGATTTTGATTGTTTTTTTATTTTTGGTAGTTCACTTGTTTGACCTAAAAGTTGTGCATCATTTAATTGCATATTAACTTCTGCAATGCGACTTTCTAACTTTCTAAAATCATCACTATTTATATTGACAATATTTTTAAGTGCTTCAAGTCGATTTATGTAATTGTTTAAACCATCTATTGATTGTGTAATATTTTTTTCACCTAATACATTTGCTACTAAATCTTTAGTTCCACCTTTACCACCTGTAGCGAATCTCTTGCTTTCATCTCCTAACCTTTTATTTCTATCCTGAAATAAAGCTTGTTCACCTCTTTGTACTGCTGCAAGTGTAGATGTATATTCTGAATTACTTCTTGTTAAACCTTTTAATCTATCTCTAAGTGCTGAAACCTGTGTACTGATTTTATTAGTAGAACCTG